GGTAAATTTCCAAAAATTATTTAAATCTTGTGAGACACACGAGAATCGTTCTCATTTACCACGTTGAGCGGAAAATTACCGCCAATTTTCTTGTTCTTTTGCTTATGTTACGCAACGATGAACTAACGTTTCAACTATGTTGAATATACGTTCAACTCATGTTGAACTCATGACTGAAAATTTACCGCCAATTGTTACACCTGTTAAATGCACCCCGGGGGAGGGGGGCAAAAAAAATTACCGCCAATTTTTGAACATGTATTTTTGAGGCGTTTCCGCGCCGCATTGCGCCGCCTCTCGTTTGCCTACTATTAGCGCGAATCCTTCGGTAAGTTTGCAACGTTCGTGATGATATAGACCGTTTGCGCTTGACACGATCAGCGGTCGTTAGGTACCATAAGCGCGTACTTGTCTATAGGAATTCGTCACCGTGCCGTCCTCGCCAATCACGTCTATTACGTTCTCATCCATGGATTCGGCTCCATACCGTGCGTTCTGCAAAGCCTTCGAGGCCATGCAGCTTCAGTCCGAGGGCTCCATGCGCGAACGCTTTGCGGACAAAGAAAACAGGCTGGGATTCGAGGTCATCACGACACCTGAAGGGCGCGGGATGGCGATGATCTATGACGACAAGAGCGGAGAAGTAACCATCAAAATCGGGCCGGCATCCGAGATTCGCCGGCGTCTAACTCAAGCCCCAAACCGTCGAGGTAGACCAAAGAAAATGGAAACCACCACCACCGAAACCACCGTCAACGAAGGGCAGGAATACAAAGCCCCCCGCAAGAAACATGACCCGGAGTTGGGAAGCTTCCGCGTCGTGAACAAGATGGGCACGGATGAATTGATCCGACTTGTCTACTGGCTGCGGGACAACGCCATTGCCAAGCTTGTCGATACAAAGAATGTCATTCGCGTTCACGTTGACCTGAAAGACAACCCGTTCGGATTGCCGCGTCACGTGTCCGGGATCATGACGCTCTATTACTCGCGGCGTGGATGGTCTCTGGCACGCCCCGGGACCGCGCCGAATCGGCAGCCGGTCGAAGAGTTGCAAATGGACGGGATGCCCGCCCATTGGCAGGAAGAAGGCGAGGAAATGAAAGAAGAATTCAAGCGCAAGCGCGGCCGTCCGGCGAAAATGAAGCTCTCCGAGAAAGACCCGCACCTTGTCTCGTTCTATAAAGACTTCCCCGAGTTCTATACGGCTGACGCCCACGACGAAACGGCAAAAGTCGAATGGGAAAAAACGTGCGCGATGCTCAATCTTGACCCGTCCACGTGGATTCCCCCGTCCGTCGTCTACCGCTACTACCGTCTGGATTGAGCGATGGACAAGGCGCAATACCTGCTTTGCAGGGGAAAGGTCGCCGACATCGAAGAAGCGCCGGACGGTTCCTTCCGGTACCGCTGGCGCCTCAACGATGGGCGCGAATTTATGGATGAATTTCGCGTCAATGGGTCCGAGAAGTCTTCCAAGATGGCCGCCTTTCTCATGCGTGAGTACCCGTTACGCGCGCGCGATCTCGCCCCGATCTACATGCTTGTCTACGCTGCCAATAGGGAAGTGTGGCGCGGCATGGACGGCGCGATCTTGGCTGACAAGGCCATCCCCTCGGCAATCCACGATATCGAGTTTGTTGCAAAACCTGATTGAATTCAATCACTTACGCTATGTATTCATGGTGTGAATATATGGAGAAATGACAATGACAGACGTTTCAAACACCCTGAACGCTCGCAGCGCACGCTATGGCACGTTCGCCGGGCAGGCCAGCATCTCGCAGGCCCTGAAGGAATACATGCGGCATACCCCTAACTGGCTCAAGCTTGAGCCGGACATGGCCGAGGCGCTCGACATGATCCAACACAAGATCGCCCGCATCCTCAACGGAGACCATAAGTACGCCGATAGCTGGCATGACATTGCCGGGTATGCCGCTTTGGTAGACAAGCGCCTGAACGGAGAGAGCGTGTAGCAATACAACAACCGTCTGTCGATGGGGGTTGCATTCCAAAAATAGGTGTGGTGTAATCATCTCCATCGACAGACAGCACAACGCGCTACACACTTCCCACGGAGTAGAACCATGAACACCACGAACAAACAACAACGCACCGTCCGCCTCACCATGATGCTGATGAAAAATCACTACAGCATCAAAGATGCGCAAATCGTCAAAGAAGAAATTCGCCACATCGATTACGGCCACGCTATCGGTGTCGGCCGCGTGACGATTGACCGCGAGATCATGGACAGCTTCGCCGGCGATCTTGAATGTATCGATGGCGCGCACAATTGCGGTTTCTACGAGGACAAGGGGAATACGTACTTTGTCGTCATGAAAGACGCCAAGTAATCACCACCAGCCCGTCGGAAGGCGGGCCACAATCCCACGAGAAGATCATGAACCTGTATCAAATTTACGATGCCGCTTTCGATTCGACGAACAGCGAATACATCCAGAACACACGCCAATACATTTATGACTATGCCTGGGCCATGGATGTTGATCTGGATAAATGGCAGGTCGATGAAATCTTGAAGGTTCGCATGGAATGGCTGGATATCGTCGAACAAGGCCGGGACGATTCCAACGAGTTCTGGCATTGCGTCGTCAAGCGGCTTGAGGAAATCGAAGTATGAACATCCAACGACACCATTCAACCGTCCGAATCTTCGACGGAAAAGACGTTCAGGAAGAGCGCAAATTTCAGAACGAACGTAAAGCATCGCAAGCTTTCGGTCGGCTCATGAATGAAGTTTTTACAGAAAATCCGATCATCGTGGCGTCGAGTAAACCCGGTGCAAAGATCGTCAATCACGGCCGCCTATGGGGGTTGCTCGTCAATTCCCCCGTTCATCAATCCCTGCACATCGACAACAAATCCCTCGTCTTTGCCGGGTTCCTCCAGTACATCATGGACAACAACCAATGAATATCACCATTGATCCCACAATCAAATCAAACAATGTCTGCGAGAAGATCGAAAGCGCACGGCTGGAAATTGCTTTGCAAATTCTTGGCCAGCGAAAACAAGGTCGCACACTGAAGCAGGTGGCATCAGAGTTCGGTGTAAGCCTCGGGACAATTGGCAACCTTGTGCGATTTGCCGAACAAAAAACAGGAATCAAAAGGCAGGAAAGCAAATACAGAAAGCGCATGAGTGATGATCAGAAGAATCTAGCGGCTTCCCTTCTGGAAACGGGGTGCTCGATGCGCTCTGCTGCCGAGAAAGTAGGGGTTTCGTTTTGCACAATTCAAAGATTGGTCACGGAAGGGAAACTGCCGCCTTCGATTCATTCGGCGCCGGCAGTTGAGTTCGCGGAAAAGACAATCAAGGAATTGGAAGAGCGCATCATTCGCATGAAAAGGATGGCGAAACATGGAATCTACTGATTTTGCACAAGAGATCATCGATACCATTAACAAGCGCCGCGATGCTGGAATGTCCTTGAATCAGGCACTTGAAGGTACCGGCGTCAATCGTGACACCTACTACAAAGCGATGCGCAACCCTGGGGGGGCAAAGCGCAAACTTGAAGGTATCCAGAAGCTCAAATACGTTGATCATTGCTACACCCAGCAGGGGATGAGTTCGGATGAAATCGCAACATTCCTCGGCGTGACTCGGGGGCAGGTCAACAAATACCTGCGAAAGCTCGGAATCGAACAAAAGCCGCGAGAGCGAAAGCGCAACATATCCCCGGAACGTGCTGCTGCCGATGCCAAAGAACGGAACATGCTGGAACGCCTGATCAACGAAGAAGGCCGGACGCTCGTTGAGATTTCCGAAGAAACCGGGCTTTCCGTTAGCGTCATCAAGACGCGCATCAAGCGGTACGGCATCGTTCGCGGCGAGAATGCGTCCAAGCGAAAGCAAGCCGGCGATGAGATCGATAATCACCCGATACGGCAAATCATCGTCAAAGAATGGAAACCGATCAAAATGGAACAGCGGCAATGGTTCACGCTGTAAACATCGTTCCGGCATCCCTTGTCGCGGAAATGCTCGGCTGCACGCGCGGGAATCTATCGAAACTCGTTAAACAAGGGGTACTGAAAACGCCGCTGCTAAAGAACGGCGCTCAGTATTGGCCGAGGGATGAAGTGATGGCAGCCAAGGAAACCTATCGGAATCGCAAGAGCGACCGCCAGCCGCGAAAGGCCGCCACACTGACGGCCAGTTTTGAGAACTACGTTTCCAGATTAGGGTGAGTTCTCGCGGATCGAGCCGGATGCCTTGATCGTCCCTTGGACAGCAATAGCTCCAACGACGTTCATCGTGCCAGAGACAACCGCGCCACTTCCGCCAGAGATCGCGGCGCCGCCATTAACCGTCAACGCCCCCGAGACCGAAAGCGCACCATTGCATGAGGTCGAAGGGGCGTCTATCGTTACAGACTGGCTTTTGATCGTCGCGCTCTCGGTGGCCGTGACGTGCGCAACCTTCGTAACGATACTGACGGCTTCGCTTCCCGTAATCCTCACCGTACCCGGCGTGTCGATGATGATCTCTTCATCTGCCTTGAGCATGATGTTCTTGTGGTGCCATGCCCGCCAATCGACACGGTTTCCGGCCTGCGGATTGCGAAAGCCCACGACAAGCGGATAGCGCGAATCGCCGCCGATGAATTGCAGCCAGACGTGATCGCCCGGGACTATCTCAATCTCGGTTGCCAGCCCCGAGGCAATCGGCGTGGCGCGGTCGCCAAGCGAGTACATCAGCTCTGCCGGTACCGGCGTGTCAGCAAGGCCTGGAATCGTTACCGTGACAAGCCGTTTCGCTTTGTCATACGAGGCCACTACCCCGGGGAAAAATCCGCTCATTCAACGCTCCCTAACCAAAGTTTCGTGTATCCATCAATCGGGACGTGCGCGGCCGTCACAACGATAAGCTTCTCGCCGTTCACGTCCACGATATCCCCCGCGTCTATGTTCATGTCCAGCATGATCTTTGCAACCCGCCGCTGGATGATCGTCTGCTGCATCATCCGCACGCTACGTGCATCGTGGTGCGGGATGAAATAGACCGGAGACGGAACACTACGCGCAACCTGCACAACGTTCCGATTCTCATCAATGGACACGTATTGCGGCATCTCATTGCGCGCAACGAACGTCATTTCATCGTCCGCCCCCTGAATGTCTGGCAGAAACCGGATCGGCTTTTGCGCGACGATTTCCGGGTAGGTTAGCGCCTGAATCTTGCCCTTCTTCCAACGAACGATAGCCCCGGATTCCTGCAATACCCGGTTGATCATCGGTGTCGGAAGGTCTCCGCGCAGCAATGCGAAGCGTTGCCCCATGACACTGCCAAAGACGTTAGCTTGAGCCCCGGAGAGCCGGTAACAGTCTTGAATCGTGGGCTTCTCTTTGAAGACGTTCCGGCCCATTGGAAGAGCAATGCTCTTTGTGCCCTTCATCAGGCAAGTAATCGAGAAGCCGCCCGTATCCTTGTCTCCCTGTTGAACCAGACCGGACGCCAAGCGGCTTTTGACGATCTCGAATTCATACTTTCCGACCGATACCGTGCGCCCTTCTTCCATCCACTTTTCCACGCCATCCAGTGCGCGAATGTCGGCCTCCATCGTGATCGGAATGGGACTACTGTCGCTGCGAATCACCAGAGACACAACGACAGTATTTTGCAGAGTTCTTCCGTTCTCAATCGTGATCATGGGCGCGGAATCACCTGAATTTGCATCGGGCAAAGGAAGCCATGTCGGTCAATGCCGTAGGGTTCCGGAATCTGAAGCGAGATCGGCCCTTGCATGAAGCTCTTACGCGGCAGACCGTCTAGATATCGCTCGATATCCTGTGAAATCTCACTGTTTGTCCGACGCTCGATATCGCCGCCGAATTGCTTCATGGCGTCGATATAGACCGATTCTTCTTTCTCGACGTAGAGAAGGAAGAGCGGCTCAATCAAGCCCCATTCTGACGGCGTGATATCCGTCGATTCATTCAGAAACTCATCGGACGATTGGAAACCTTGCGATTTCAGGGGCGCATGGGATGCGTAAGTTTCTGCCGCACGGATTGCGCAACCCAAGATGATCGGCTCTTCCAGAAGGTTCCCGACGGGCCGGAAATTTCTGGCCCACCGCGTAACAAGGTCACTGATACGCATCCCCTACCCCTTAAATGCGGTCGGTCTGGCCAAAGTAATGATAGAAAAGCGTGCCGCTGATCGTCATCACTTGAGCGCGGTTTTCCCAGTCCCGGTCCGTCGAATCCAGCACGAAGAAGCAATCTTTAAGATGCTTGCGGCTAGTCCATTTCTGGGGCGTGCCCTCGTAAATCTTGGCATTAAACCGTCCGCCTTGCGCCATGATGGCATCAAGCATCCGGTCAACGTCGCCTGCCACCGTCTCAAGGAAGGTAATCGGGCCTTGCATGGCGACCTTCAGTTGCTGGGGCTGGAAGGCCGATCCGCCAGTGGGCGTCGGAATCTCGATCTCGCCAGCCGAGGACAGCTCGGGCCACGGCGCCTGCTTGCACAGCAGCCACATGTTTTCATGCCCGTCGATCTCAAAAGCCATGTCCGAGTTAATGGATTTCTCGCCCATGGCGGCGACGCTCTGGTAAAGCGTTTTCATGTAAGCGCCAGTAGATACAGTCATACGAATGGTTCCTTTTTGCAAAAAGAATGTACCCAAGCGGGTACGGTCCCATTCTAAAGCTTGACATCAGCCGTCATGCCCCCTATCATCACGGAACCATGACCCACAAACTCGAATTTGACGAATCTTCCCACACGTACCGCCTGAACGGCATCCCCGTCCCGTCAGTGACAACGATTCTCAAGCCCCTGTCCGGTCTGGACAAGGTTCCTATCGCCATTCTGGAAAAAGCCGCTGCATACGGCACGGCCGTCCACTATGCGACAGAACTATATGACCGGGCAGAATTGGATGAGGCATCGCTGCCTGATGAGTTCAGGAATGCCATGGACGCATACAAGGGATTTGTGTTTGAACACGCCCCGGAATGGATTGCCATCGAGTGCCGCACGTTTCATCCTGCCCTCATGTATGCGGGCACGGTTGACCGTGTGTGCAAGATCGGCGGCAAGACTTACGTTCTGGACCTGAAAACCACGTTCAAACTGAATCCTTCCGTATCTGCCCAGCTCGCGGCGTATGCGAAAACTCCCCTCATTGCCGAATACGGCATTGACGGAATCCTGTCCCTCAAACTCCCAAAATCCGATGAACCACCGACGTACACACTAGAAACCCACGACATAGCCGAAGGCTGGACTACCTTCCTGTCCTGTCTTCAGCTTCGCAATTTCTGCATGAAACACAATCTCAAAGGAACCCCTTTCCATGATTGATATTGCCCCCATCGAAAAAGCCGCACTCATGTTTAAGGCCCGGTCGGAAGCCTATGAAATCACCGACGATCTGTCTTTCGACGCGGCTAACGAAGACCTGAAGGCCATCAAGGCCAAATACAAAGAGATTGAAGCAAAGCGCGTGGCCATCACTAAGCCGCAAAATGATGCCATCAAGCAAGTGAACGCCCTGTTTAAGCCGCCCCTGCAATACCTGAAAGATGCCGAGGATTTGCTGAAGTCGCGCATTCTCGTCTACCAGACAAAGAAAGAGAAAGAGCGCGCCATTGCTCAGGCCGAGGCGGCAAAGAAGGTCGAGGAAGAGAAGGCACGTCTAGCCGCCGAAGCCGAGAAGCTCAAGGAATCCGCTTCTCTGGAAGATCAGGTCCAAGCCATGATCATGGAATCCCAGGCCAAGACGCTGGCCGTCGCGGAAGCCCCCAAGATTGGCGACGACAAGATTTCAATCAAGACGCGCAAGGATGTTGCCGTGACCGATATGAAGGCTTTCCTTCAAGCCATCATCGATGAACACACCCCCGAGAACGCCATCACGGTTAACATGGCGGTCGTTCGGGCAGCGTGGAAGGCGGGCAATCCATTTGTCGGCTGCTCTGAAATCGAAGAAAAATCCGTCGCAGTGCGTTCTTAAAAAGGAAAATCACCCATGAACATCGTCATTCTTAACGGCCGTCTTGGCAAAGACCCAGAAGCATTTTCCGCTGGCGTTCGCTTCTCCATGGTAACTTCCGAGTACTTTAACGGGGAAGAAAAAACCCAGTGGCACAACGTTACCGCGTTCGGCAAAACTGGCGAGTTTGTGCAAAAACACTTCGTCAAAGGCAAAGGCATCAACATTCAAGGCCGCATCGAGTACTTCAAAAAAGACGAAGATTCGCCTACCTATACAAACATCATCGCGGAGCGGGTAATGTTCCCGGTTGGCGACGGCAAGAAAGGCGAGGGCGAAGAGCGTGCGTCAGCAGTGCCGCCCCAGACCAAAAAGAAAGCAATTCCAGAAGATGATGACATCCCGTTCTAAACGATAGAATAGAGCCCGTTGCCAACAACAGCGGGCTTTTTTTATGGAAACAATCGACAAAATCAAAGAATTGATCGCCAGCCTTCAGGCGGAAATTGATGAATGGGAAACCGACGGAAGCCTTGATGATGCCCGGGAAGTCCCTCCCCCCGACAATCGGTCCGAGGAAGAGAAGGCCGAGGACACAGAGAAGGAAATGAACAAGGGCGAATCCGAGGACAAAGAACCCGCCGAATCGCCGCAAGAAAAGGCCGCCGAGGCTGCCGAAGAGAAGACGGAAGGTGAGGACAAGGGCGACAAGAAAGAATCGCCTGACAAGCCGGAAAAGCCCGCTCTGGATAGCGCCGCTCCCAAGGAAGATGCAGTGGGCGAATTCAAGCGCGACGCCTTCCAGATTCGGATGATCAACCGAATCGAAGCCACCGAACAGGCAGCGCGACAGGCAGCGCGCAAATGATCAAAAGGGGGCGAAAGCCCCCTTTTCTTTATCTGAACAGCACGTTTAGTGTGCTCGGCTTGTTGCTCGAATTGTCGCGCTGGCCGATCAGCAGATAGAACACATCAAATACCCGGTAATCCCCCGAGTTCGCGCCTTCTGGCGCAACCCTAATGCGTAGCGCGGGCCTGCCCCCAAATTCCGGCGCACCGGCAACCTCGCCACCGTAGTTATGCCCATCCCCATACGATCCGGTAACGAACGTATAGACCTCACCGGCGAACGGGTAGGTATTCATGTTCAATTGGCTGCCGCAAATCGACACTAGACGGGTATTTGTGCCGCCGCTGAATGAACCAAAACGCGGTGCCGTACTTGCCCTTCCAACCACCGCACACCATTCGCGACCAAGCGGGATGACGTATTGGAACGGGGCGTGACCGTTTACGCGCTGATTGAAAACAACCCCGAGGATGCTTCCCATCGCGTCACGGAAGGCCCGGACCGCCTGTCTGGCCCACCACCGCGTCGCCAGATACCCATCTTCGCCATGCGCCTGCGCAAGCGGAGAGCCGGCAAAACCGCTGGACCCGATACCGTTCACCGTCCCTTGGCGGGTTGGCAGACGGTAAAAGAGCGGATGATGACGATAGGTTGACCCGTATTGCTTGTTCCAAGCGGGCAGGTTCGATCCATCGCCATCGTATTGCTTGCTTGCCCCGACAAGCATCGTCGCAAGCCATTCGCTGCTGATCGTTGCATACCCGGACGGGCCGACGCCATTGGCCCAAGGTTTGATATCGCCACCGTGCGGATTCCGGTAGTTGAAGTTCTGCCACGCAATCGGCGCCTCGTTCGCATGGCCGGCCACCGGAACCCCGACATGGATCGAGTTAACGATAGGCGAGGTTTGGCGGTTTACTTGTTGAAGATCAAACAGCAGGCTAGTAACCGGGGAAATGCCCTTCAGGTCATCAATTGCGCGCTCGATCTCGGCTGATTTCAGCTTGAAATTGACATCGACAGCTTGCAATCGTCGGTTGAATTCGTAGCCGGTGAAATCCATCCCGGACGCGATCTTCTCAATGGGGGTGGGTACGGATGCGTTAATCATCGGCGGCAAATCCCTATGACCATCCAAGACGCGATCTTATCGCCACGGATCGGGGCATCAATCCAGCGCATGCGGAAGTTTCGACCGATGGCCTCGCCGCCAAGGAATTTGGCCTCACTGCCAACCTGGGGCGTCATGTACGCGGCAAACCATTCAGGGTCATACTTGTTGTACATATCGTTCAGGCCCGGGCCGATCTCCCAAGACGCATGCCCGTTGTGATCACTGTATGTCGCTTTCCCCACGCCAATGATGAATCGAGCGCCGGGAATTCCCATGACGATGAATCGCTGCCCGCCAACCGCGTATGTCTGGACGAAACGTTCAGAAATCTTGCGCATCATGCGCTTGATGAAGCCTTGTGAGACAAGGGCAAATTGGTTGGAATTGTTGTCGATCTCGGTTTCTGCATCGTTGGCCCAGTCCTGCACACCGACAAGATGCGGAATACCGGTCATGTACGGGTTGCCGTTCGTGAGAAGCTCGGGCACGTCGGCGGCCGTGATGTACACGTTACCCGTCTTGCCGTTGATCGAGTTGACGACAGTGCTTCCGATACGGTTTTTAAGCGCGTTAAATTCAGACTGGATACGCGCAATACGTGCAGCCGCGTTAGCGTCGGCGCCTCGGGCATCGCGCAGTTCCTTGTCCAGTTGATCTAGCTGGCGCTTGATGGCCTCCATGTTCTCGTCAATCTGCCGGTACCCCTTATTCCAGAGTTCCGGCTCTGCATCGACCTCTGTAGTCGGAAGCTTCGAGATCGAAGGATGAGGAATGTTGAAGATGGCCATGGTCAGTTATCCTTGGCATTCGATGCCGCGTATTTATTCGAGACAGCGCGCAAGCTTGTGGACGAAGTGAAACCGAAAGCCACCACCTTGCAATAGGTTCCATTCTTCCTGATCTCGTCTGCCGCTCCGGGGAAGTCTAGCGTGATGTTCTCGTTATTGGCAAAGCTTCCAGCGACAGCGCCGAAGTTCTTGGACACGGCAGGCGTGGGCATCACACCGAACGGCTCATCCACGTGTATCGGCAGCGGGACGTTGATGGCATGGCCACCGCCTCGCGGGAACGTAGCGGTACCGAAAATCATGATGAAAAAGTTCATCAGCGGGAAGCAAATGAACGACAGACCACCGCCAGCATGGCCGATATTATGTACACACCCCAAGCGACGAAGCATCGAGAAGTTAGGAACCGACGTAGGCCCGAATTCGGATCCTTCCAGCTTCAGGTTGCGCAGGATTGAATCAATGTCCGTCCCCCAGTGAGACTGGCCGGCGAACATCGTTTTAGCAAACGACACCGAAGAGACCACGGCTTGCATATCGTTGGAAATACGCGAGAGCATCCCGGAACGCGCTTCATCCACACGGTCGCCAACCCATTTGGTAGTAGGAACGCGCTGGCTTCGGTCAAAGTTTTGCGGATGAACAATCGAGAAAAAGCCGTTCGCGTGAATGTAATCGTTCTTCGCCCCTTCCGTCGAATTGGCGAAGATGCTGCTACTCTTCGTGACAAAACCCTGATTGATTTCCCGGGTTAGCTGCGAAAAATTGTAGTTAATGTCCCGATACGTTGCGTTCCAAAGTTCGGGCGTCGCGTAGGGATCATTCGATGGAATTTCTTCAATCGTTTTGAGAGTGACGGCCATAGTGTTTCCTCATTCGGCTATGGCCGTCATGATACGTCATTCGCCTTCGTATGAAACCGTGAGTTTCACGTTCTGGGCGCTGAACGCTTCCGTGCTATTCAGGCTGATACGGTAAGCCATGCCTGCCTCGCACTTGGCGAGGAACGACAGAAAGCCGCTCTTGCCGCTCATCTTGGTCTGGCGAACAGTGGAAACCCCCACCACGGCCGGGAATTTGGACACGCCATTGTTCAGATACACGCCCTTGGTGAAGGTAGTGCCGTCGTTCTTGGCGAACGAATCAACCTCGATCCGATACCAGCCCGTTTGGGGAACGGTAATCGTCATCTGGGCGGCGAATTGCACGCGCTTGGTGGCGTGTGTATGCTCTGCATCACCGTCCAGAGACGCGCCGCTGCCACCGTCAACAACGATATTCAGCGCCCCGTACATCTGGGACGAAACGATGGCTTCATTTTTGGCGGGTTCCGCCTCAGAATGACCGCCAGAAGACAGACCATCCAGCTTCACCTTATCGGCAGCACTCATCATGCCGGCCGTGGTCGTAGTGGCCACTGCTTTCAGTGCTTCAATGCTCTGATTGATCGTCTGCTTTTCGGTTGTCAGCATCGATTCAGAGACGGCCCGGGAACCATTGATGTTCACCGTGCCATTGAGCGACGGATTCAGGAACGTGCGGTTATCAAAACTGATCGTCACGTCCCCAGTCTGTCCGTTCACTTTGGTAACGAAACCGCCACCGCCGCCACCGCCAGACTTGGCGTCCAGCTCGTTGAAATTGTCTTGAATGATCTTCAGGCGATCATTGATCGGCTCGGTACTGCCAAGCAGGCAGGCCGAGTTCAAAATAGGTTGCAATTGCTTCATCTTCATTTCTCCATGGATACCCCGGGTTTCCCCGGGGCGTGTGCATTATCGCAGCTAGATCAGTGATCTAGCTTCCTTGTTACCGTGAAAGCTCAGGCGCCGATCCACGCGGGATAATCGAACTAGCCCAGTCCGCATACGGCAGCGCGTTAGCCGCACGTCCGTCGCGTACCGTTCCGTTCTGGCGCTGCACCGGGCAGAATCCGTAGGGTTGCCAATCATACGTAAGCGGCTGCATGCGCGACATGCCAGAACCCGGATACCAGCCCTCGTCTTGGTTGTTAACCCACACTCGGTCATCTTTGTTGTTACCGAAGATTTTCGGGTCACAACCGATGTGCATAGCAACCTCAGCGCCCGGGGTAATGATCTTGGCCTCACACGTCATCATGATGCCGCGAATGTTGACAATGCCCGGGAATTTGAATCGGGCACCACCGCCGTGCAACGCAGGCCACGGCGCGCCAGACCGGAACCTATAAGCCGTTCCGCCTTCGTAATCACGTTTAGTTGCCGGCCCCATATCCCCCGACATTCTCGGATGGAACCAGTTGCACCAGAAACCGTTCTGCTGATGCGCCATCATCCGCCACGTATTGTCACCGTAGTTGAGAACCCAGAACCTCAAGTTACGGATGGCAATTTCAGGCGCAGCAACCCGATTAGGCGATCCTTCAATTTCAAGTGCAGCAAACCACGGGTCAAACACAACGAAAGTCTGCTTAAGAACCCATTCAACGTTACCCGTTTTCTCCCACGGAGACAGCAGCCATCCGTCAGCGCGAGTAAGTTGCTGGGATTTGCCCTGAACAATTGCAGCGCCGCCACCTTGCCCGGACGTTCCGTTCTTGATCGCATCGGAAACGTGGTTCCATGCGTGAAGTTGCCTCGGGTTGTTACCCGTAGACATTTCAAACAGGAAGTTTTTCATGTTCGCACTGACAGCGCCAGCCGGGGCAGGCGGTGAAGGCGGTTGAGCGGGCGGTTGAGCCGGAGGCGGGTTCGGCGCGGGCGGTGTCGGAGGCGGTGCGGGCGGCTTCGGAATCGGCGCCGGCGTCTCCGTAGCATTCGCATCCTCGATGTAGTGCAGCGTCACACCACGCCAGTTAACGTCGTTCCGGTTTTCGTTCGGGGATTGATGCGCGTGATAGTTCAGCGGAATCCAGTTGTCCGAATTGTTCGTGTAACGTGCCTCGCCATCGATGTACGAAACAGGCATTTCCAGCCCGCGTCCACCGCCTTCCGTGCCACGTCGCCGGCCGTTGGTTTGACCAGCAAAGCGCCATGATCCACGCGGCGCCGTGAAATCAACCGCGATCCACTGGCCAGCATTCAGCACGATATCACTCGGGAACCGTAAGTCGTACCATTCGATGACCGCGAAGTTCGCCCGAATACCGGAAATCCGCTGCGATGCCGGGCGTTCATTGGCCGTGACCGTATGTGTCCACAACGTACCGTTTTCCTTATTCGACAGGCCGTCACCGACAAGCCGTTTGATGGAAATCGTCAGTTGGTCGTTACCGTTCAGGTTCTCAGCCACAAATGACATTGCCTTGAGCGTCATTTTCTTGCTGATGTACATGGCCTCACGGATGTTCCGCGTCTGGCTGCCAGCGTTCGATTGACCCAGAACGATAGCCCGGGAATTCGGCGCGCCGGATTCCAGCACCATGTAGCCGTACTCTTTGCCCGCTGTATCGGTAAGCCGCATCATCGGAACCGTGACCATCTCCGCGCCGTTTGTCGAAGCCGGGTTAGTGGAATCGATCCACGTAGCGCCGCTATTGGATGACCATTTGGTTCCCCATTCCCGAGGCGGAACCCAGCGCGTAGGCGAGTGATGAGTGTTGGCCCCAACCTGCACACAGTTGATCGAGTAATAGTTACCTACCGTCGAATCATCGTTACGGAACGTGACGTGATAAATCTTGCCAGCGGTCAGCGGGCGGGCATCGCGCACAACGTCCTCATACATGGCGTCTCGGCTATGGTCGAGTGAGCGAAGGTCTCGCGTGATGTATCCGTATTGCGCCCCGGCACGATTCGGGTTTCCGTTACCGTCATCGTCATAGATGGTTCCTCGCAGAATGCCAGCAGAACCACCGTGGTAGCCGCTTGCTGCACCATACGGAACGTAATACCAAATCTTTGCAAGCGCAGCAGAAGATTCGGCCTTGAAACGGCACGTCACTGCATAGTTATTCGCCCCTGTCCGATATCCAGCGGTAAGGTTCCGAAGTGATTCGATGACAAATCGTCCCGGTCCCCAGACGTTCGCCATCTCGGTCTTATCGAAGCCCTTCCATTCACGCGCAACAACAGGCGGTTGCGGTTGAGGCGTAGGCGGTTGTGGCTGCGGTGTAGGCGGCTGCGGGTTCGGCGTCGGCGGAGTTACCACATGGGGTTCTTCAGCGGTCACACCCGGGACAATCGTGCCAAACAGACCCTCCGGCATCGCCAGCATGTAGGTTTCCGTCGCTTTCCAGTCAACGACGTTCATCGTCGATTGGAACATGATCCGCGTCATCTCGCGGTTGACGGTCGCTTGCGGCTCGGTCCAATAAGCGTCATCGCCCCAGAAAGTGCGCCGAACGGAATCAGCCCAAGCAAGCGGGATCATCTTGCCGTTCTGCTTCAGTTCCATGGCGAAAATCTTGCGGTGGAACCATTGCATAGCCGGCTTGTTGCGCTGCTCGTTGTCGTGATTGTCCAGATAATCGTTATAGAACGACACGACACACCATCCCGGGACGCGAGAGTTACGGCAGCTAATATGGAACGCGCTGGCCGTGCTCTGACCGTACAAACTCATGAAGTTTGTCTCTTGCCCAGTCTCAAGGTTGACCATGAACAGGCGCGAGTTGCCAGTGTAATCCCCGGACACGTACACATCCTGCCCGTTTTCCAGTTGGCCAAGGTCGCTATGTTCCGATGCCGTGTTGATGATGATGTACGGCAATCCGCTCTTGCTGGCAGGGTGAACATCCTTCATGTTCCGCGTGTATGCGCGAGTATCCCAGCCAGGCTGATATGCCCATGAGATAGTCGCGTATTTCCCAGACGGGGACATGGAAGAATGGTCAGGCATATGGTTCTCGGGAATATCAATCTTCCCGATGATCTTGTGCTCTACCCGGTCATAGACCACGGCTCCCAGCGGGATGAACCCTTTTTTCTGGACGATCCAGCACCAATAGCGGCAATCCAGCGACGGCGCACCTTCAGACTTGCTCCAGCAGTTGAAAGCTTCGGGCCAAATAGCCGTCAGGAGCGGAGCGAGGTCCGTCGATTTGATCTCCACGCCGGTACGGGCATTGCGCTCGATCAGCTTCATGCCAACGCCATTCTGCGGCACATGGAAGAGAACGTCCGGTTTATTCGGATGCCAGACGGGTTCAGCATCGCCGCCCATTTGCGCGGGCATCGTAGCGATCAGCTTAAGCGTCTTGTTGTCATAGGTCTGCCAGTAACCATCGCTCGTCGTCATGATGAACATGGTGTTATCACAGTTCCATGCTTGGCGGCGCGAATAGTCCGACCGCACGCGACGCTGGCCCTTGGACCATGCCACGACGTTATCTGTCACGCGGGCAATGGGCGTGTTATAGGTGGGCGCGTGAATGGCCGTGCGCAGCGGGAAAACAGGCGGATCGGGCACTTCGACCTTATTCCGATTGCTGCTGACGGTAAGGCCCTCTGCCAAAATCGCCTTAAACACGTCATCATCCGTCGGGGTGACGGGCGGTTTGACGGGCGGTTGAGTCTGGCCAGCACCGGGCGCCGGGAACAGTTCACTATGAGGAACAAGCCGGCCGTTCTGGTAGACGATGGGAACGGGCAGCACACCATTGGCAACGTCATTAGGCGTCTTGATGCGCAGAACCCCGTCACCTTCGCTACCCCAGTCTGTCACGCCAAAGAACGGCAGGTTTCGGTCGGCCGTGTAGGCATAGATGACGCTATCGCCGGGATTCTCGACCTTGTTCAGCAGCATGGCAACCCGGTTAGGTTGCGTACCTTTCCCGAAGTCGTTATCCAAATCCTTGGCATTGAAGGAACGATGATGCGGGTCAGTGATCTTGTTGGACCATTGATTGTCGATACACGCAATGGCGCGAGACGCCTTCCCTTTGCTTCGGTTGTTCCAAAACTGGATGTTGTCCACATCGATACCGGCGTAAAACATGTACTTCGGCGCTTTGTTTTCGTCGTTATCGATGGTTTCGGCCGTGTTGTACTCGAACGTAATGTCACGGCATCCCACGTATGCCTGATAAAACGCCTCACCGTGCGCGTAGCCGGAATCAACAACGTTCCACGAGTACCGAACATCATGCGTGCCGTATGCGTTATGGAATCCTGCCGATTCGTTCTGATGGACGCGGTTGCCTCGAACATTGCCAACCGTGCATCCATCCTGCACGGACATTCCGCGCATGTTGAAGAGCATTTCATTGCCGTGTACTTCAAAATCACGGACGCCACTAAGCCCGATGCCGTAATAGCCGCCATCGATCTTGTTGCCGCTGATCTCGATATCACGGACCCATGCGGTCGGCTCAAGCAATACGCCGCGCTTGGTCCAGCTCTCTTTCTGATTGCCCGGAAGAAACCCGGTTACGAAGATAGAATTTTTCCCGGTCTCTTTCGTGCTGATATGGTTTTGATATTCAAACTTGTTCCCGAGAATCTTGAAACCGGAACAATCAATCCCCGGGGAAGCAGCCTTGATGCTCAGGCAGTGCGCATGCGCCGATCCCAAGCCTATGTAAAACGTGCAGTTTTTCACTGTAACGTTATTGCTACCAGTGATGTACAAGGCCGCTTCGCAATTGGCTTGCTCTTGCGCGTGAAGAATGATCTTCGTGTTTTCAATCAGCAGCTCATGCTCAACCCGTCGGTTAAGAACAAGCATTCCTGCCCTTGCATTGCTCCCAAAGAAGACGAATTGGCCACCCCGAATGCTGTTAACCGCATTCGGGATGACCAATTGATCGTCTTGAATGAGAACAGAGTCATAGACATCCAGTTGGATATCTGTTTCGGAAGCCATACGCTTCCGGATTTCTGACGCTGTTATCGTTGCCACTCTTTATCTACGCTCCCCAAGGAATGTAATCATGATGACCACATCCCCAAGGGGTTTACGGGTATTACCCGGGGTTGCCAAGGGGATACGGGCCAGTTTGTTCGGTCCATTGACCGCGCCAATGAATTGTATCCCGGTTCCCATTGCAACCGCGTTAGCCGAAGAAATCGGACCCACCATTCCATCAAATGAACCCTGCCCATCGTGCAGATAGACCAGCGTGTCAGATTTGCTCGCAGGGATGATCTGGAACAGATATGCGCCCTGACGCGGCAGAATGACCAGCAGGTTATCTTTCGGATCGAGAGCGGGCCACGAGAAGTCCAGCGATCCAACGTCCGTTCTCTGGTAGGTACCAATCGGCACAAGCGATGCCCCGTTTTCCCACGCGCCGGCCTGCACGTCCGTATAACGAACGTAGCCAATCATGCGGGGGATGCCAAGCATCGCTTGGTCTATCGCGTCAGTTCGGACGAAGTATGCAACGTCCTGTTTCTTGGCGTAGACCGGCTCAATCGTCGCGGCAGTGCTATCTCTGAATGATTTCTCAAATTCAGAAGTCTTCATGTACCCCGAGAGATCGGGCGCCGCGCCACCGGCCGGGCGATCTTCGACCGCTTTCACCCGGGTAGCAAGGGCCGTGATCTTTTCGGCTTCGGTCTGAAGGGCCGAGGCTTCCGCTTTCGTCGCCACCGCGCTTTCAACCGCTGCGACACGGCCTTTAAGTGCGGAATCGTCGTAAACGGTATCCTTGTCTTCCTTGGCTTCCAGCGTGGCAATTCGGGCCTTGATTGCACTGTCGTCGTAGACGGTATCTTTGTCCTCTTTCTTTTCGAGGGCATCGATACGGTTGCGCAGCTCCGAATCGTTGTAGGCACCGCCGCCGCCACCGCCGCCGTTCGCCTCCAGAACCGAAACACGACGTTTCAGGTCCGAGTCGTCGTACACCGTGTCTTTATCTGGCTTTGCTTCCAGATTCGACACACGGGCCGTCAGGGACTGAACGTTCGTATTGGTAGCCGACAGCGCACTGCTATCAGCCTTGGCCGCGATGGCGGTTTCGGCATCGCCCAGACGGCGCTTCACTTCCGAATCATCGTAGCCGGGTTTCGCTTCGAGCGTGGTAAGACGGGCCTTGATGCCGCTATCGTCGTAGACAGTATCCTTGTCCTCTTTGGCTTCCAGCGCGGCAACCCGACCTTTCAGCGCGGTATCGTCATACCCGGGCGCGGTCTTCAGCTCTTTGACGGCAGTATCAAGTCCGGAAACTTTGGTCTCAAGGCCGTTGACCTTACCTTCCACCGTATCCAGCCGGCCTTTAGCCGTCCTGATCTCACCTTCGGCGGCTTCGATCTTCTGGGCAGCATCAGACGCCTTGCCTTCCAGCGTCGAGACCTTGCCTTCAGTCTCGCCAGATTTGGCCGTAGCCTGCGAGATTTTCGCGTCAACCTTGGAAATTTCCGTATCGACGTAACCCTTGGTTGCTCCGTCCGTCGCGTTTTCAGGAAGCGCAACGTTCGTCAGCTTTGCATTCTTCAGGTCGCCGGTGAAAGCTTCCGGAATCTGCTTGCCTTCCAGCGTCGTTACCTTGCCAGACAGTGCGGAAACCGTCGATTGGATATCCGTAATGGCCGTGTTGGCCTTGTCGGCTTCCGTGCGCGCATCCGTACCGGCTTTCTTGGCGTCGGCAACCGAGGCAATCAGCTCAGACCGGATGCCATCGACGTAGCCCTTGTTCGTCGCGTCGAATTCGGTTTCAGGCGCCGCCAGATTGATGATCTTCCGGTTTTCCATGTTGCCGGTGAACGGGGCACCACCGCCACCGCCACCGCCGCCACCAGCCTTCAGGCCAGCAACGTCGGTTTCAAGCGTGGAAACACGCGACACGATGCCATCGACCTTGGTTGAAGCCCCGGAAGCGGCTTGCTTGGCCTCTGTGATCAGCGGAGAAAGCTCGTCCTTCAGGTCTTTTGCGTGCTTAGCTGAAACAGTTGCGGATGCAATCCCGACTTTCTTCACCTCGGCATCGACGTATTTCATCGTTGCCGCGTCTTTTTCGGCGGTCGGATCGGCAAGGTTTGAAATCTTGCCTCCCTTCATGTCGCCGGTGAAAGCTTCGGAAGGCTTGGTCTCAAGCGCCGTCACTTTGGCAGAAATACCAGACAGTTGCGTATGGGCGGCATCAGCGCGTTCCATTGCATCCGTACCGGCCTTCTTCGCTTCCACGATGGTCGGCTCAAGCGCGGATTTCACGCCATCGGTGTACGTCTTGGCGGTCTCTACTGCTGCTTCCCGCTGCTGATCCACGTATGCCTTGTTCGCGCCGTCCTTCTCATCGGTCGGGGCAGCAAGGTTAGTGATCGGGCGGTTTTTCATATCGCCGGTGAAAGCTTCACCCGAGGCGACAGGGGCCTTGCTCTCAAGAGCGCGCACGCGGCCGGTCAGGTCCGTAGATGACGTTTCCAGTGCCGAGACCCGGCCTTTCAGCGCGGTATCGTCGTAGACCGTATCCTTGTCGGGCTTGTTCTCAAGCGCGGTAACGCGGCCTTTCAGTTCCGTATCGTCATACGCTTGCCCGCCACCACCGGAGGGGCGATTCTCCAGCACAGTAACGCGGCGCTTGATTTCGGAATCGTCATAGACGGTATCCTTGTCCGGCTTCGCTTCGAGTGCCTGAATACGTTGCTTCACCCCCGAATCATCGTATCCGGGCTTGTCTTCCAGCGTCTTAACCCGTCGTTTCAGCTCACTATCGTCATAGACAGTATCTCGATCCTGCCGGGCTTCCAGCGTATCGATACGGCCGCTCAGGTTGCCAATGTTCGATTGAACAGAAGAAACCTCGCTCTCGATAGAACGTTTGACCGAGTCGGTGTACTGCTTGGCAATGTTGATAGCTGCATCGTGCTTGCTATCGACGTATGCCTTGTTCGCGCCGTCGCGGTCGTTCTCAGGCACGGCAAGATTGCTGATCTTTTTGCCGGCCATGTTGCCGTCAAACGAGACAACCCCCGGAGTGTTTGCGCGCGCCTCAAGCGTGGTCATCCGTGTCTTCAGGTCGCTAATGCCAGTCGCAGCAGTCGAAGCCTTGTCTTCCAAGGAACGCACGGAACGATTGGCCTTATCCGCCTCTGTGCGTGCGTCAGCCCCGGTTTCCTTGGCCTCGCGGATGGCGCTTTCAAGGTTGAATCGGGTCTCTTCAACGTTGCGACGTGCCTCATCGACGGCGCCTTGTTTGGCGGTATCGACATAGGCTTTGGTGGCAGCGTCGTTAACACTCTCGGGGGCGCCAACGTTCGTCACGCGACGGCCGTTCATATCGCCGGTGAATTCCGGAGTGGCGCTCAAACTATCCAGCTTGCGCTTGTCAGCAGGCGACATGAGGCCGGAAGTGATCCGCGATACGCTGATGTTCTCCCGAATCCAGTCGGACAGGCGAACGTTAGCAATGGACGGCTCGGCATCCATGCGCGGATTTGCGCGACTCACTGCCCCGATATCGTCAGGCGTCAGCGTAACCGTGTTGGTGCGGCCGGTTGCTTCGATGCCGTTGATCCGAGTGATAACCCGTTTCGGGTCCGGCAGGTCTGACAGCTTCTTGAACGAGGTCGAATCCATCAGGCCGTTTTGGTTGTCAGTAACCAAACGGTTATTGAGGTCCGACATGATCGCGTCTTTGATCGCGCCACGGTCCCGCGCCGAGACGTTGTTAACCATCTCTTCGGTGGCGACCTTCTTCCCATCGACGTATGCGGCACGACGGAAGTGCGGTTCCTCGATAGGCGCGGCTCCGGGAATGTCGTCTACTTCAAGCTGAACAGCTCCGGTCTTCGAGTTCACGGAGACAACCGCGCTTTGTGCCCCACCTTCCGGCAGGCGGTCCAGCTTCGATTTGTCTTCCGGTGACATGAGGCCGGCTTTCAGATTCGTGGCGTTTTCCAGCGAATCCGTGATCTCCGCGCCGGCCCGGACAAAGTACTGTTTGACAAACTTGATCGAGGCGGCGCGGTTGTCAAAGCGCAGATTGCCGTCGGAGGCGTCCAGCGTCGGGACATTCACCGTGCCAGTAAACGTAGGGTCCACGCGGGTAGCGGCGCCGAGGCTTTCGGCCGTGATCCGTACATTGCCCTTCATGCCGTTCACCGTCCGAACATCAGACGGGGAATTCATCAGTTGCGCAACGTCCAACACATCCAGTTTGCGCTTATCGTCGGCCGACATCAGGCCATCAGAAAGCGTAGTGGCGCGTGCATACCGAATGGGCGGGATGATCTTCCCTTCAACCCACGATTGCGTAGCAATCGGCTCACCGTTCAGGGTGACAACCCCGGTAAGTGCCTCATTCGGGCGTGCGCCGGTCTGGATCGTCACGTCCCCGGTCTGCCCGTTAACGGACGTGACCAGATTATCAAGATTACCGCCATTCTGGCCAGCCACGGCAGACAGAATTTCAAAGTTCTTGTTGATGAGTTTGAACCTGTCGTTCAGCTCATCTTGAACCGGAAAAACGCTGTTATGGCTGGAAAGCGGCCGAATTTTTTCCATGTTTTACCTCAGAAATTGATGCGCATCGTAATCGAGTAGGTTTCACCGATCTCAATAAACTTTGGCGAAAAGTTTTTGATGGCGATAGCCTGCCCAGTATTGTCGATGATGGCAGCTTCAGAAATGACCTTCTGACTGCCTGTCGCTGCAATGTCTGACGCGGAGAATTCAGCCCCTACCACGATGGCCATGGGGCCGGCCTTGCTACGAACGGTTGCGTTCTTCTCGCCCACCTTGTTCCGCACGGCAGTAGACGACGACGATACGTCAATCACCTGCGTGCCGCTATGGCCACCACTCCCCAGCACAAGCTTTACAGGTGAGGGCACCGAACCTCCGTTAAGGACGGCATCGGCCAGTTTGGTACGGTAGTAATCGGTAATGATGCTGCTGGACATGATCAGACCTTTTTGATTTCAATGTCAACGTAATTGCCGCCGAGGCGCGTAGTCCCCGGGTTTGTCACGCGGAATGCGCGTGATGTATCGGACGTTACCACGGGTGCCGACCATGGATACTGGATTTCAGGGTAGAGCGTGGCGACAAACGAGACATCGACCGACATGAAGTTCTTGTAGTACTCAATCGCTTCTGCTTCCCACAATTTAAAGTCGATGACAAACCGGGCGGGCAGAATGCGTCGGAACGTCTCGCGCATACGGGATGCACGCTGCTCTTTTGCATCCAGAGAAAGAGAAACACGCACGCGGGAAGACAGATAAAGATTAGGATTGTTCGATACACGGTTGTCTTTCCGGTTTTCTTCGATGTAGTCCTTGTTCAGCATGAACGCGCCGGGCAGACCGCGATTCAGCACTTTCTTCCCGCTCTCGTTCAGTTGGATGCGCCACCAGCGAAATTCATTGGTGGCCACATCATCGATGGTCGAGGGGTACGGGCGCGAGGCATCCAGCCAAAGTTGCGTCACTTTGGCGTCGCCACGGTACAGAATGTCAATGTACTTTTTGAGGAATTTAAGCCCGCGCTTGTGCGTTCCCTTCTGTGTCAGCCAGAGACGAAGCAAGTGCCGCAAGCGTTTCGGGCTCGATTCAAAGTCCAGCAGCGACAGGCCATCACGCAGCACGACGCGCTGCAAATACTCGAACGACAGCCCTTCTTGGTAGGGGATGCCGGACATCACGATATCCTGAACATCCCTCGATATCTTGTCATCGTAAAGCTTGATGGCAAGCTTGCGAATCTGATCCTCGAACCCGCTTTGTTCAAACGAGTTTTGCAGTGGCGTCATCTTCATTAGTCTTCACCCCATGCCACGCCGACCAGGCCGGAAGTCTTCACGTTGACCGTAATATCCTGCTCGCGGACCCACTTATAGATGTTCGGATGATTCGACGCGCCGGCCGGATCATCAACAACCACCTCAATTTCACTACCCGGGGCACGCAATTCCGGGCATGCGTCCTGAATCATGTTGACGATATCCCGGCGACGGATAGCGCGATTAGGGTAGGCTGGCGATCTGTTTTCAGTTCCGGAATAGTACCGACCGTACCGCTTGGCGATGATTTGTTGTGCTTTGGTCCGAATTTGTTCGGCATCAAACGATGAACCACACTCGATGTTCACGGTAACGGTAGGATTGATGGCGCACGGATGCCAGAACCGGACGCGGTATGAATCGTCGGCTTCCTTGATGATCTTCTCAATCTCGTAAAGGAATTGACTTGTTGGTTGCGCCATCTGATTTGCCGGAATCTCTGTAAACTGCACGGACGTTGCACGTGCGTTACCGTTATAGCCGTATTGATATCCGGTGCCGTTCACGTTCAAAGCCGCCACAAACAGGCAGTTAACGTTCTTCACGTCCCGCGTGCCCGTCGCTTCTTCGTGCCGCATCTCATTCCAGATTGAGAGGAATTGCAAGTTCGGCATCTTGCGCCGGACCATGGCTTCAAACTCTCCCAGATAGACCGCGCTTGAATCGTAGAGCGCCGGGTATTTGGCGAGTTGCGCTTTTGCTTCCTCACTCATCGGGTTGTCGCCCGGGTACGTGATCTCGATAACCTCGAATTCCAGCGTCGCACCACGGTCGAACGGGTTTTCCGTAACCATCTTGGTTCCTACGCGGATGCCGTGATCAGCGCCTTTCGTGGTGAAAGCGTTAATCTGCACAACGTCCCCGGCCTTGAGCATCTTGCCGCCCAGCGCATCGTCCCCGAATTGGATTACAAGCCTTCCAGTGGAAGAAACAGTCAGCGTGTAAGACTTGTCGCCGGGTTGAAGGTTCATATAGTCAGCTTGATATGACCATCCTTCATCGTTGACGTACACGAGTAAATCCTCGCGGTATTCCCCGTCCTCTTCGGCTGGCAGCTCGATTTGATAGAAGGGCTTCGTCTCGGTGACGGTATGCACGAAGTTGCTATTGTTGTTCCGGCGAGTGTATTGCCCAACATCGATAGTGATCGGATTGTTAGGCTCTACTGTATATGCGCGACGGTCCATCGTGCGGCACGTCACGCCGTTGTCACTCACCAATTGCGTGAACAACCCAAGGCCGACGTTCGCGGTCGGGTGCGGATTCTTGACCCGCACTTTGAACGTTGCCGCCTTCGCGCTCTTCCAGACACCATGGGACGCAAGCCATGCGTCAACCGTATTTTTCTTGATCCGGTTGAATTGCTCATCAGTGGATGCTTCGATCTGCTGGGAGAGCATGGAAAGCATCGTGGCAATGGATCCGATTGCTTGAGTAAGCCGGGGATCGCCAGCTTGCAGCAGCGGGGATAGCTGCGAATACTTCGATGGGTTAGAGCGGATTTCTTGTTCCGCTGCTTTCAAAAAATCCGCCTTGGTGAGCATCTTTACTCCTTAAATACCCTGTCTGTTATGTCCACGGCCTGCCCCGCGCATTCAATGATGATCTGCTGCTGATCCACGCCATTGCCGACCGCGTAGATATTCACTGGCAGAGATTTTAGCGGGGGAATGTCTTCCTTGAGCTTCGCTATCAAAGCATCCGCCACCGCCCCATCGCCTAGGGGTAGCTGGAGAAGGTCGGCGGCATGGCAGCCATACGAACTACCCAGATACCCGTAAGCCGGGGTAGTGATCCAGTGCCGAATCATTGCCCCGACATCCATTATTTCTTACCTCCCGTCGCAACGTGCGCGATGTTCCGGTCCTTCACGTCCTGCCCGACATCCTTCGTTGCTGGTGAGTTCTTCACGTTGACATTGAGTTGCTCGCGCAAGGTAGGCGCGGCGCTGACGCTTGGTGCCATCGGAACGTTCACCTTCGACAGTAACGCTTGCTGCTCAAGCGATGCACGCGCAAGCGTACCGGCACGCACGGACGCGCTCGACGATGAGAAAAGCATATCGTTTTTGGCGATCTTGTATCCCTGAATTGCGCGAATGATTTGCTCATCCGACAGGTTCGCGCTCAAGCCGCCGGTCGCCGTCTCGAACATCTTCATGGCGCGCTCAGGCCCAAACTGCACGGCGGTGGACCACATGGCATCCCCCAGACCTTCGCTCCGCTTGCTCATGTCGATTCCCTTGGAAGCGAAGTACTTGCGCATCGGCTCGTAATATTTGGCCATCACGAAAGAGTGCTGATCCGCCTTGAACCCGGCCGGGTCTCTGCCTGCCACGCGAGACCATGCCGCATCGAATGCAGCAGTTCCCGCTTTCAGCCCCTTGAATTCTGATGCGTACTTGCTTTGCGCTGCATAAGCATCCGCCACGCCCATCGAGGACGAAAACTGATACGCACCATAACTACGGCCGCCAAAATCCCCGCGCCCCGTTGAAATGGTTCCCGCCTTCCCGTTACTCTCAAACCGTGCGCTAGTGTCACCTAACATGCCTTTCACCTTGTCCCATACTCGACCGCCTGCTTTGACGATCTCCATATCCTTCACGTAATCGACAGCATTACCGAACGCCGCCGAAGCCTTTTCCTGAAAGCTCGATGCGGCCTTTGCGGCCACTTCGATTCCTTCGGAAACCTTGTCAACCACCGGGCCGAATTTGTCCCCGAACCATCCTTTAACGTCGGTCCAGAGTTTGCCGGCCGCCTCGCTGATGCCGGTAATGGCCGCCGTCGCGGTATCCCGGACCTTGTTCCATGCCGCCGAAACGGTAGGTTCCCATTCGGTCCATTTCTCGCCAGCGTATTTGCCGAGTGCATCGCCAGCGAATGCCCCAATGGCCGCGCCGATAGGCCCTCCAAGCGCCGCACCGATGATGCCCCCACCGACACCACCAATACCGCCGCCAATCGCTCTATGGCGCTCCTGATCGGTTGTGGCTTCACTGTAGTCCCATGCAGCCATTCCCGCGCTCAGAAGCGGGCCGAGGATCGGGATTTTCTTCAGCAGACCACCGATTCCGCGTCCGCTCTTTGCGGCAGCACGCCCCAGACCGCCCAGAAGGCCGCCCACGGCCCCGCCGGCTCCTTTGAGGATGGATGCCCCACTGCCAAAGATCGAAGCCCCAGCGCCCAATCCTAGGCCGCTCAGGATGCTTCCCTTTGTCCCGCTCTTGCCGAACGGCTTGCGGGAAATGTCGGTCAGCGTGTCTTGCTGCTTACGTTGCTCGACGCGCTCGCGGTCATCCTTACGCCGAAGCCAGCGCCAGATTCGCCCCAGCGTCTTGTTAGACGCATCTCCGGCGCCGGACATCATGCCCTTTAGCGGCGTGGCCACTTCCCCCATGGCCTTGATGGCCGGATCGCTCACGCTGTTTGCGGCATTGCTGGCAGCACTTACTCCGCTCTTTACTGCGTTCGCCACGGCATCCATCGAGACCCGCGATCTCCCAAAGGACACGGATTCGACGTTGGCGGCGCCGCCTTGAGCGACAAACCGCCCCATTGCCCCGCGTGCGGGAAGGGCAGCACTCGCGGCATTCTCGCGCCGGACCCGGTTTGCCATTTGCGTGGACGATTCGACAACCCGCACTTTCTGGACCGGGGTTGCCACGCGGGCACGTTGCGCTACCTGATTGGCGTGGCGATCTTCCCGCGCTGCCTTCTTGACCGTCTCATGCAGCGCGTCAACCGATTTGGCAGTGGACGCCCCAGCCTCACCTAGGACCGCCTCACGAATTGCGGAAATGTCCTTCCGCATGCTCGCAATCTGGTTGCTGATATCGTCCTTGCTGGCGCTCTCCACGCCAAGGATAAGAAACCCGTCTTTGTCGCTCTTCATCACGGCCTCACGAAGCTATCCATTTGGGAAAACGTCATCGTAACCTCGCTCAGCGCGGAATCCCTGCGAGAAAGGCTAGTCTCGATTGATATGGGCCTGAAGTATTCGTAAGTCTCGAATTCGTTGCGCTGGCTTTTCTGCGTGACCGCGTTATGGACGACGCGGATTTTGATGGCGAACGATGCCGGAACGTTGATCGTTCCATCAGTCGGAGACGCTTGCTCGACGTGCATCAGAAACCAATTCTTGATCATGCCGCTTGCGTCATCGAGGCAGGTTACACGCAGCTCGATGGGTTCTCTGCCCACCAGGCTATCAATGGTCGCGCCGCCGATGCGCTTCCTGTCCCCGGAAATGTTCGCAATCGTGTAGTCCACGTCAGTAGCAAGCATGTTGAAGTGTGCTGCCACGCGGTCCGTAGTGATCGGGCTTTCAATTTCCAGCATCCAGTAATTCTTGCGGGCACGCTCGATGCTCGATGAGATAGCGTGGATCATCTCCGCTTCCTTGAGCGTGATGTTCCCGACAAGCTCGCTCGGGCGGTTGCGCATCACCTCGTTGACGGCCGCGCCCAGTTGACTACGTGCAGCGACAAGCAACCGTTGAGCCGACCGGCTCAAAACGGCTTCATTCATCTTGTCGGCAATGCGGCTTTGGATGCGCCCTTGTACGCGGCTGCCGACGCTCAGTTGGATTTGGTTATCAAGGAAACTCACCATTTGCCCCCTTGCTCTTGTTCCTGATCGTCAACCTTCTTCAAGTCAACGATACGGGCGAATTCCTTTGCCACGTCCTCATCAAGGCCCATCGTCTTTTCAAGGAAAACGGACATCAATTGCTGATCCGCGCCCATGTCCTTCATCATCTGCATGGATTGCATCAGTAGGCCGCCATAGTTGGCCTTATCGACCATCGTGCGCTGCTTCTCTGCTTCCAGTGCCGAGATTGACCCGTAGAAGTTGATATCCCACAGTTTGTTTTGGTAGACCACGCCGTATTTGTGCAGGCAGTGGATATCCAGCACATGATTGATCCAATCAGTAAGCGCCTGCCGGATTGCGCGGGCCTGCTCGGCTGCTTGTGCTGACGTGCGGAAGAAGCCGCCCTCTCCCAGACCGCCGGACATCTGGTCGGCAAAGCCCAGCATAGAAAGGTCAACGCCAAGCGCGCCGGCAAGCATACGGGCATGCAGCATCACGTCGTCAATCGTGATCTGGCCTGCACGTCCAGGGGCTCCGCCATTGAGCGGCGCAACCGTCATCATCTGTTTATCCCCAAAAACCGGCATGATGTACCGCATGCGCTCAAGGATTGGCAGACCGCTCTTTACGGCTTTTTCAGCGTTAGATTTGCTCGTCTGGAACATATCCTTCAGCCGCTCGATGAACATCTTTTGATGTTCTGCCGTCATGCTATCCATGTTCGGCATGATGATTTGTTCATCAATCGAGTCAATCCACCGCTGGCCGACAATCCCCAGCAGCGCGGCCGCGAGGTTCCAATACGGCTGCTCGGCCGGGTAGAGCAATGAACCGCCGACAAGCGCGGGCATGACGGGCAGCGCATTGATATCGTCCTCGGAAAGCTTCAGCCGCATGGCCTTGTGCAATGCCGTGTTTTGCGGGACATACTGCGTCCGGGGCATCTTCAGGCGCGCCATTTGTTCAGACGTGAGCCGCTCATACAGAGTCTTCCCGACACTGATCGAGTAGCCGATAGTCTTGGAACCTTGCTCGTATGCCTGCACCAATGGGGGCCGGACCATTTCCGAACAATCCAAATCCACCAGTCCATTACCGTCCACGTAGATGCGCGAGTAGGAATCCCCGAAGATCGCGCCCAGATATGCCATCTGGTACACCACCTTGTTGATGATCGGGCCGCAATGCTCGCGGATTTCCTGAACGATGTTCTTTTCGCCTTCTTTCAGGTCCGGGCGATCATCGATGAACACAACGTCCCCGGATGTTTCGTGCCCGCCAAGCGCGCCAGTGACAAGCAATTTGACGGCTGACGACACGATGGGATCTCCTTCCATGGCCTCCCATTTTTGGTAGATTTGAACCCTATCCCGAGGCGGTCGGTTGGCGTCGCCCAACAGCGAGGAAATGGGGGCGCTCGACATCCCGTAGTTAAGCGCGGTTGTCTGCGTGATTTCCTCGGCCGGCTTGACGTTATCGGCGCGCCACTCCTTAGATTTCCAGAAATTGAACAATGCCATTTGATTAGCCCATAAAAAAAGGGGCGACCGAAGCCGCCCCATATCGATCGATTGGACCGATTTTAACGAGTGATGGTCTGCGTAACCATGATTTGCCGCGCCACACCATCGTAACGGAGCCAGTACATGACATCCATCACGTCATACGGGCGAATCTCGTTAGGTTTCACGCTAAAGAGCGAGGCTTTACCCTTCATCTCGGGCGCGTTACTCGGAACAAGCCATCCAGAAGCTTCGGCGTCCTCGAAAAGCCGGGTCAGGAAGTTTTCCATCTTCTTGATGGCCACCTGCATCGGCAGTTGCAGGAAGTCCTTACCGGCCCGGGTCACGCTCTCATCGATGGACGTGCTCATATCCACGACAGAGATCAGCTTCTTCAGCGATGAATCCACTTGCGCCGAGGTCAGGCAGTCCCGGAACACGTAGCGGCCGCCGCCGGTGTAGGTCTCATACACCACCGGGTTGATTTTGGCTTTTGCCAGCGCGTTCAGTTGCTGCGACGTGAGCTGCTGCATCTGGTTGACGCGAGTGCGGCCCGAGAGCGGGTATTCACGGCCAGCAATCGGGTAGTTCTTCGGGGCGAAGCCTTTACCGTTCTTGCGCGCATTGCGCTCGCACGCGAGGGCGATATTCAGCGCGGAAGTGCCGTAGTAGCCGCTACCAGACAGGCCGATAGGGTCATCCGTCTTGAGCGGAGCCCAGAACACATGCACCAAATGGGCGGCCTTGTTGCTGCCAAGGTTCCACTCTTTGGCTTTCGTGATCGCTTGCTCCGGGGTCAGGTCGCCCGGGATATCGATACGCAATTGACGGTTGGTGTCATAGGCGAGTTGCGCCATTTGCTTCACAAACTCGGCGTCGGTCTCGCCACCGCCAGCGATATAGGCGTAATCGTGCGGCGTGGCGGTCAGATTCGAGCGGAAACGCTGGAAGTCTTGAGTCGTGTAGACGGTCGGGCCTTCCTCGAACGCCAGCAGAACGTCGGACGTGGCGTACTTCTCACTTCCGAACGTATCATAGCCGTAGGCGGTCGAAGTAGGCGTAACGGTCGCTCCTTCCTTGATGACCATCTCCCACTCATCCGACAGTTTGGTAATCACGTCTGGCAGATACTGGGATTCGTTGTAGTCGTCGCGGGCGGTTGGATCAAGGGATCCTTTGGCCTCGAAAACCACCACGCCATCCGGGTCGATTGCCCGGAAATAGACCATGGTCACGGGCGATGCGCCATCGTCGGACGGGTCAGCGTGGAAGGCCACGCGGATACCGTCGTTATAGCAGCCAAGATGGCGGATGTTGATCATCGCGTCATCGTCGCGGGCATCGGCCACCGCGTAGGTGAACGAGTTGGAAACCGTAATCCACTTGATTTTGGCCTGCGTAGTCGTCATGCGCTGCACGACAACCTCATAGACGCCGTTATTCAGCGCCTCGACCACATGGATAAATGCTTCGTTGCGCTTGTTCAGGCGCACGCTCTCGCCCTTGCCAAGCTTCTTGTACACGTCCGAACGAGTGACCTTGAACGGCTTGTCAATGCGGCCGCGAAGGGCGCGCATGGCAATGCCCATCACCTGATCGTCGTTGCCAATCGACGGAATCTCGCTGGAATCGATCAGCGGGTTAAGCTGAAGGCCACTCTCGGCCCCAAGTTGGCGAACAAATGCTACGGTCATTCTGCTTGCTCCTCTTCAGTTTTGCGGGGACGGCCGCGCTTTTTCGGCACCAGAGTACCGACGCCATCCGAATCTTCTGCGTCCTCTGCTTCCAGTTCCTCGGGCTCTTCCTCGACCGCTTCGGGTTCAGGTTCCGGAACATTCAGGCCCGGCACTTCATCCACGTAATCGACGATATCCTGAACGTAGATGGCGGCCACCTTCTCGAATTGATTCAGGTCGGCAATTTCTTGCAGGTTGCTGGCGATATGTCGCAGCTCACTGTAGGCGCGTGCATGGATGGTCTGGACTTCGTTGGGCGCAACGTCGATAGGCGTGCCGAAGATCGTGATTCGCCGGTAAGTATGGTTGAACACGGCCACCTGCACCGGATAGGGGCTTGCCTCGTATTGCTCGATGAACGGGATAACGGACTTTGCGCCAAGTGCCGTCGCCCCGATGTTGAATTCAGACATAAATCTTCCTTGCAAGGATGAAAAAAGGGCCAACCCGAAGGCTGGCCCTTGCATTCTAATGCAGCAGGGTTTCACCCCTGCGTCTCATCAGAAGTTCGTGACTTCGATCATGGCAAAGCCCATGGCCGAAGGCTGATGCGGGCTCAGCTCGGTGAAGTTCCGGGCATAGAACGCGCTGCCTTGGCGCAGGTCCGAGTTAACGGCCAGCGGCAGGACCATCGGGGCGACGGCATCGCCCAGCACGATCGGGTTACGGGCAACGTCGGTGGCGCGGCCCACGCACAGGATTTGCGCCGAAGTGTTGGTCTCGGCCAGTTCCCACGGGGTGTAGTACACCTCATACAGACCAAACAGACGGCCGGCGCGGTAGATGCTCGGGCGATCAGCGATGCCGGACGATTGGAAGGTCGTGGCAGGCAGGCCGCGAAGCTGGGCCAGAACGTTCTTGGTCACATAGATATGGGTAATACCATGGTTCATGGTATTCAGCGCCATTTGCTGAGACAGAGCGGCCAGCGGGTAGGACAGGTCCGCCCACACGGCAGCGCGTCCGGAATCTTGCAGCGTCTTGGCTTGGCCCCAGTCGAAAGTCGTGGTGTTGTTAACCGCGATGCGCAGCCCCTTGCGGATGACTTCACGGTGACGCTCGTTGGCAAATTGAGTCTGAATGGCCAGAATGCTTTCGGCATGCGGGTCCAGATTCAGCTCGTTTGCCATCTGCGTGCGCGTGTCAATCGTGTTGTGAGTCGTCACGCGCCACGGGGAGGCCAGCAGCGGGAACGTTTCAACCAAACTAATCACGCTCGGGGTCAGGTCGGGTTGGCGCTCGAAGTCGATGGACGATTCCACGGAGACCTTAACGGTCGTGGGCAGGGCCGGGGTCGAGGTCAGCGCGTATTCGCCGGTGTCGGTGTTGATCGTACCGCCGATGACGTGCTCGGTACCGCCGATGCGAATCGAACCGCTGATCGAGTTATTGCCGGAACCGCGAGTGACAGCAGCTTCGGAAGCGCAACGGATACCGTTCACGTACACGATGGCGCGGCCGCGCAGCAGTTTCAGGTCGCCGGCAGTAGCGTCGCAGGTGTTTGCGTCGGTCTGAATCTTGGTCAGCTTGCCGGTAACAGCGCCACCACCAGCCGGGCTGGAAGTGTGCAGGCGCTTGGCCGAGATAAAGGAACCGCCGCTATCAGCGCCGTCAAGGCTGCCGTTTTGCTCATACTGGCCGAATTTCACACCGGCTTGGTGCGACATGATGGCGAGTTTTGCCTCATTGGAACCAATGTCGGCGGGCAGGTAGTGAGCGTAGGGGATGGCTTCGGTAAAGGCAGACAGGATCGAGACCACGGCCCGGTTAGGTTGCAGCGAGATTTGGTCGTGGTGATTCGAGTCCGCACTATCCAGTGCCAGCGATTTCAGGCCGTATTTGCGGAAGGCATCGCGGGTGGTCGAGTAAGCCATCTGAATGGCGTTCTCGGTCACGTCGGCGGGGGCTTTCACGCCATGCTCGCACTCATACAGAGCGGCACCGTCCAGCAGAGCGCGCACCATCAGGTCAGCGTTTTTGCCGGCCTCATCCAGAACGGTCTGGAATTGCTCGGGGGCTTCATCGGTCACGGCCGCACTGTCCAGCTTCGCGCCATCGGCTTGCGCTTCGCGCAGAGCGGTCATGTAGTTATGCACGTCTTGAGTGCTTTGCTTCAGGTATTCCATCGTTTATTTCCTTTTCCGGAAAAGAAATCAAAATGCCCGCATCATGCGGAACATAAGCGGATTCTATATCACAAGTTTTCTAGCAAATCCTCCCTGCGGTTGAGAACGTAACGTTCCGTAAATGGCGGAACGTTGAGTGTCGTTTCAGTTTTGACGATCTCAAAAGCGAATTTCGGCCCGTCCTCTTCACCTGTCATCAGAACGAAAACGATATCGTGATCCTTGGGCTTGACGTACTCAGGGTGCGCACTATCGTGAATCGAAACGATGAGATACCGGGCCTCTATGTTCCCGTCTCCCACAGAAACATCCATGCTCTTCTGCATCACGCTAGGCGCGAAACGGTCCACTACAGGGAGCATGGCGACGATGCCCTTGCGATCATACGAATAGTCTTCCTCATCGGTGGAAGACAGAACGGCCAGACCGCCCATGGTTGGATTGCCGCTATGAAGCGGGTCCGTGCGGTTGGAGCGTTTCCGATAGAGAACGGCCGTCATCGAGTTAGGATGCCGGACGACGACACGATGGGCCAGCATTTGGGTTTGTAGCGGAACATTGTTCAGCATCATTTTTTCCTATAGACAGAGAGCATCTTAGCAAGCGCGGATTGAACCTTGGCCGGCAGATTGAACATGGTTGAAAACTCTTTGGCCACTGCATCCGGCTTCATTCGGTCCCATCGTTTTTGTGTCGCGGTTTGTTGAGCGAACGGGACGGTACCGCGCTTGCTGGAATTGATGGCTTTCAGGATTGCGCGCCGCTCTCGGTCTCTCTGATTGCGCGCTGCACGTTCCTCGGCCGTAACAAGCTTTGTCGGATTGGTGCGCTGCTTGTTCTCGATATCGTCCCGGTCCTTGGCTTTCAGGTTCGTCTTCTTGACGTTGCGTAGCGCGTTCTGGACGTGACGCCCGAGGTAATTGCCGAAGGAACTACCAGAATCAATCTCGATAGCTACGCGGATGGCGTGTTTGCATGCGCAACCTTGCAGCCGTTCGTTAGTGATCTTCGGGTAGCCTTTTTGAGCCGGGCCATTGTTGTATCCGCCAATGGTTGCAAGGTACGAAAAGACATACTGCCAGCGGTCGCACGTGCAGGATATGCGTAGTTTCTTCTGGCGAAGCCGGCGCACGATGCCGAGGATGCTTACCTCTTTCCCGTCGGCAATCTGCTGCTTTGCGGCTTCAATTTCCCGGGCGAAACCGACGATATCGACGGCCACGTAATGCTGATGCGATTGCGAATCGACACCGGCATTAGTGATGAAACGCACCAGGCCATCGTGCATGGATGCAGGAATGCAGCGTGTGATCTCGGTCTTTGCCTTGTCTACGTCGCTCTTCCATGTAGGCTGCTTTTGTTCGGTGCGGTACTTGACCGGCTTCATGCGCGATATCTGGATGATCTCGCGTGCCGTGATGCCTTTCTGAAACCCGACGAATTCCTTTTGTGCCTGCGCTACGTTCCGACGGTATTCGGACAGAAGAGCGTGAGGGGATACGCCCTTCTGAATGGCTCTTGCCAGCAGTGCCCCGTTAGAAGTGTCGTTCAGGTCTCGGACCAGGTTGGCGGCTTCGGCGGAACGTGCATGTTCCATCCGAATGTCGGCCGCTTCCTTGATATGGCCCGCCAGTTTCAGGGACGGGCCGAGGCGATGTTTTACCTCTGCCATACGGGTTTCCCTTCATCGTCGATGAGATCGGCGCGGGTCTCGAAGCCGATACGTCGCTTGATCTCAAACAGGGCTTCATCGGACGGGAACCAATAGCGGCCGCTATGTACCGGGTTGTCTACGCGGTCCGTATCCGTGATGGCGCAAATAACGATGTACTCATCACGCCGGCCATAGACGCGCTCACTCACTAGGGTAGCGTCCAAATTTTCGTCGGGCTTGATCTCATACAGGATGCCCGAGTTTTCAAACGGCTTGAAGTTCCATTTCCACCGTCGGATTTCGTACCAAAAGATTGCGGCGTTACTCATATCGTGATGATCATCGGTTGATTTTTCATGTCCTGCACCTGATCGAGCAACGACAGGGTGATATCCACCTGATCGCTGTTGATGGCTTGCAGGCAGGTTGCCAGTGCAGCCATTTGCAGATTAGTGATGGCGTCAGACACGCGATAGCGTGCCCCGTTTGCGTCCACACCGTCACGTTCGATACCGCTTTCCGGGTTGGCGCGCATGGCACGCTCTTGCACGATCAGACGGCTACTCTTGCCGTCGATTGCAACCCCAGTTTTCAGCAGATAGTACGCCTTGATTGCATTCAGGATGTTTTCTTCCCCGAATCTGGCGTCACGGTCCACGGTAACGTCATTGCTGACAACCATTGCCCCGTCCCGTCGTTCCCGACGGTATTCGGAATCGACAGCAATCACCAATACACCGCTCTTGTTGTCATAGGCCGAAAAGAGTGTGGCGGGCTTTCCCGAGAATCCTACGATGGTTGCTTGTATCTGTCTCACGGAACCAATTTCTCCCCGACGATTGCATGACGGACGTGCTCGCGTTCGTGGAAGCCATCATAACGGACCTCGCGCACGGTCGGGAAGCCATATGGAGTAATGCCCTTACCAACCGGCGATGCTTCAAAGAGCGGTACAGTGCAATGTAATGTAAGGTCACTCGCCAATAGCGTAAGGTTATCGGCCTCGCTCGGGATGTTCATGAACGGTACGGACGTGTTTTCGATCTGGCACGGCCAGAGCGTTTCCGTTTGCGCGAATTCATAGACGGCTTTAAAGCGCCGCTTGTCTCCCTGATCTACGAACGCTTGGAATTGCGCGGCAATGCTACGCGCTGACGGTTCGTCATGGGAAATGATGACGATTTGAACGCGCATATCCATGCCAATCGTGCGAAGTTTGAAGATGCGCTTGAGCGGATCATCGGGGATTTGCACAAACTCGGCGTCAGACAGCGGGCGCCCATACTCGCGCTCATAGGCTGGCGAATCCTTTGCGAACGCAACGATGATTGCCGGGAATTGATGGTTCTTTGACGGCCCGCGAGTAGACCCGTTCTCGGATTCCTGAACGTTCTTAATCCAAGAGTTGACCATGCTTTCGGCTGCGTCAACCATCTTGCCGGGCGCGATGCCGATACTCTTCTCAAGCCCTCGGGCGCAGAATTCCTGCATGGGTTTCGTGGTCGGAACAAGGGAGGCGTAGAAGTCTCCCATGAACCGGCCAAAGGCGTGTTTGACCGGCTCGAACATCAGCGTACCCCCATCAGGCGGCAGATTGAATCGTAATGCTCTTCTCGCACGTCACGCATGGGCGGATCAAGGCGCATCGTCTTGAAATTCGGCTTGTTCCCGAATGCCGGACGCTTGAAAGCTTGATCCAGCACCGGCTTTTCAATGCCCTTCTTCGCCAGAAGTCCGATCAGCTCCAGATTCTCGATCTTCGTAGCGTCCAAAGCGGCCGCCAGCGCGTCACGTTGCGCGGTCAGTTGAGCGAGAACCTCACGGATGGCGCCATCCATTTCCATGCGCTCGGCTTCCACGGCCTCATCCAGTGTCAGCGGCATATCCCCGCCATCCTCGATGCTATCGAGCGTCACGCCCCGGAACGAGTTTTGCAGGAAGTTCGGATTGTGAACGTAGTCAAAGCCCTTCAGCGCCCAGCGTGCGGAATCGATGGCCGATGAGAACCCCCCGACCTTCTCTTCCCAAAGCTTTTGGGCCAGGTTTCCGCTATTGGTGTCGAGGAACCGGGCAACATGCGTAACGTCTCCGTTACTGTCGGCATGCAGGTATTCGGTCACGAAAGCGGGTTCGATGGGCACATAGTTCTTTCCCTCGACCGCTGCTTCTCCCACCTCAAGCCCGTATCGGACACGCGGCATATGGCCCAGATACCCCAGCATCCCGCCAGTGCTGACGGTTTCCTGCGTAGCTGGCGAGTTGATGTTAGCTACGAGTTTCGCAACGTTGTAGTTACGGTCCTGCCCGTTGAATTTCCGCCCCCTGTCGCGCAGGTTGTAGCGGATTTTTGGTGTAGTGATCATGATCCATCCTTCAAAAAAGAAAGGGGGCCGTCGCCCCCTGATCATTCTATCGGCCCATGACCTTCTGAAGTAATCCGATGCCTCGGATAACCTCGTTAAGCCGCGACGCGATGCCGCTTTGAATTTTCAGCTCCGCATCTCGGCCTTTCTTCCATTGCTCGAATGGCGTGCCATTGAAAAAATCCCCGGCCTCACTGGCCGTCACGTTCTTGGCTTCCAGCAGTGAGCATCCGGCGTAGAGTGTGAGGGCGTGGATAGTGTCACGTAATGATTTCAATGATTCCCGGGATTGCGACACTGGCAGGAAATCGGGCGACGGGGGGCACCTCATCCCCCCGGCCTTCCTTCTCTTTGGCGGCGATGCAAAGCCCGTCATCGCCTACGCGCAGGGTGAAGATATGCGGCGCAAGGCTTGCGAAAAACTCGCGGTAGGCGGCCTCAAACTCGGATGCCGGCATCTCAAGGTATTTCCGAATGCCCTCGACCATGGCCTTGTCGTCGGTGGCCTCGGTCATGTAGGCTAGCATGTAGTAGGTGGCGCCGGGTAGATCGTCGAATTCGGTGCGCATGCGCTCGGCCAGCTCGGCAGTGGCGCCGGAGATATAGCGCCCGGTCGGTTCCATGCCCTCGTTCAGGTAGTCGGAGAATCGAGCGTTCGCCCCGACCATGAAATCGGGCTCATCACCATTGCAGGCGATGTAGTGAGCGACGGCTAGATACCGTTCCTGCACGCTCCAATCGTGGGTTTCGCCGCATCCGCATGCGCGCAGGAATTCAGAGATTCCGCGCTCATACTCTTGGATTTGGGCAATCTTGATGCAAGCGCCTAGCGTCAGTTCGTGCATATCGACGTGATGGCGCGGCGTGTGAAATGGTCTCATAGAAAAAAGAAAAGGCCCGTTAATGGGCCTTGATTGTAAACCTTAAACAAGGTCTACGATTCTTTTTAACTCGTAGACTTCCGCTTTCGATTGCTTGATGTAATCCGTCGCGTGGGCGAACGCTTCGTCAATCTCCCACATCTCCAATTCCTTCAGCAATTGCAGCGCCGGCGACGCATCGTCAAGATACATCAGTGAATGGAAAAACCGCCCCGTATCATCGTCGCGCAGTCTCATTGCCGCGCCGAGTTCATAGATTGCATTCCATTCGCTGAATTCCAGCTCCGACATATCGAAGTATGGAATATTGATGCTAGTTACTACATTCTGAAACTCTTCCGACAGTTTTTTGACGTTTTCCAGAACTAGAGTAGCTTGCATCCATTTTGTATCACTCTGCAATTTCCAGCCATCAAGAGCCGTTTCATTGATCCGATCCTTATTCTTTTCAACCCAATCGGGCAGTTCTCGCAGCAGCATTTTCACCTCTATCAGAAAGGAATTTCGCCCCAGAATTCCGGCTCTTCGGGCTTTTCAATCTCAACTCCGCACGCACGCGCATACGTCAAGATCGCAACCTTTGATCCAGAACGCGCCGCCCCAATGATCAGAACATGCCCATACTCAGGGTGTTTCCCGCGCATGTACGGCAGTTCTGTCACATTCAGGAACGATTTATTTACGGCATCATACGCTTTGACCATTGCGGCGACACGATTACCAGTCTTCAGTTCCTCAAACACTGGACAACCGCTCAACCCGACCGGATGATCTTCTGGAAGCTCAAGCCGTTTTACCAAACTCCGGGAATAGGCGCTCTCCATGCACTCGGCAAGCGCACGCCCAAAGAACGGATGACGGATGTATGCGTAAACGGCCTCTTCGTGCTCATCGTCATAGTGGATGCGCTGATAACCGTACTCCATTGCTCCGCGCATATCCTCATCGTTGCCCTTTTGGGTAAAAACCACGATGCGATCATGATGCGGCTTGAAATGGTGCAGCTCATCAATGGTCATGACGTGCGGAATATAGTCTCTGTCGGCTTCAGCCTCAAAGATCGTCTGGCCGTCCTTTTTGGCGACATGCGGGGCATCACAATCCATCACCTCTTCCGCATACCATCGCGCCAGTGTTTCGACGGCGCTGGATACAGAGTACCCCTTCAGTTCATCAAGTGCGTATTGACCGATGTACGGCGATTCCTCTTGTTTCGCAATCCCCAGAATGGCACGCAAGATCAGCCCATCATCAACGCTAACGCTCCTGATGCCGTTAGCAGTGTATTCGTCGAATTTGATCATGATTGCCTCACAGGAAAGATTTATCGTGGTCGAATTTCTGGATTGCCTCTAGGAAAAGCGGTTTATACCCAAAAAGGGTAAGGAATTCATCGTATTGGTTTTGCATGCAGAGCATCCGCATGCCACTTCCATTACGCCGGATATCTTCCAACAGCCAATCTCGCATCTCCCCCCGGTAGGCGGCCACTACGCATTCCTGCCGACGGATGCCATCAACCGCGTAACTGACGGATGAGTAACTACGGAATGCCTGATATCCGTCATAGTTCCGCATGATGCCGTCCCAATCAAAACGCCTAATCCCGGCATCCTTGGTTGCAATGATGCACATGGTAATTTCCGCCGGGTTCATTCGATATTCGAGACGGCGGTAAAGGATCATTTGTTTCATGAGGTCCGTACCGATGGTGTACGGAATGTAACCGTCGATTTTTTCGATAGTATGCTCAACCAAAAAGAAATCGTCGTTCTCGGTGTCAATCTGGTCTTTCAAGGGGATGAATTTCATTCTTCGTCTTCCTCTTCGTTGGATGCAATCGGGAAAAGACTGGCAATTGATATTGCACGTTCTGCAATCAAATCGTAATCGTGATCATAAGGGACGGCCGTGGCAATGATGTAACGTTGATTGTCTCGCAAAGTTTGCGCAACGTCAGACCGAAGACCAGAGATTGCGACGGCAGTGCGATTCTTCTTGGTGTCTTTAAGGACAACCCCGAGAACATTGCCATTAACAACATAGTCCAAATCCCGCCACGTTGCATCCTCAGCCATGATCAGACCATCAAGCATGCCATTTCCGCCAATATCATCGGCAACCGGCCAAGCAAACTGACAGGCCAAGGCAAGCGTTTTGGATTTGATCGAATCTTTGTACAGGAACCAAAGCGGAACCTTGTCGCATCCGCCAATCTTGAGTGATTTGCTCTTCTGCGAATCCGGCAAATCACCCATATAAACAACAGGCATGTTCTCGAAACGTTTCATGCCACGGATGGCATTTTCGTAATCTTTGAAGATCAACGCAAGGCCACCGTTATAACTAACCGATGCCATGAAAGGCGGAACCCCATAGGTTTCCCGCATCTGGATTGCGACGAGATCGGCCATAGCTTCCATGACGTGAATGAACGGCTTCCCCTTCATTTGGTCGATCCATTCCTTATGCTCATTGGACGGGTCAGCGATGTACCTACCGTTTGCGATGGCCTGAACAATGTCAGCCCTCACGTAAACATCAAACTCGTTGCGGTTCAGCTTCAGTTCGGTCAGGTTCATACGTACTCCACGATCTCGCCAGAATAGTGATTCATGACAGCCAGTTCCCGACCGCCCCGCGCTGCTTTTGCGAACGACATGGCGTCGCAATAATCCATGCACTTGAAGATGACCTTATCGACTAGCTTAAGGTCGCCCATTTGTTCCGTCGTCCGAACCTCGAAGATGCCGAATTGCTCGCAGGCATCCGGGTATTCGATGGCCCGGCCCTTGATATCCCGCATCTCGTCGTTCTGGTCGAAGATGACGCGATCTCCGTAGAGACTGCAAATCATCTTCTTCTGCCATTTCTTGAATTGATAGTTCATGGATTGGAAAGAATGTCGCGTGTGATTTGGTCAATCAGTGCCACCGCTCGCAGCGGGTCCAGCGTCGGCATGTAGCCTTGAACGTAGCCGTTCGTCACTTCCTCGAACGTTTCTGCATACTCTTTGCCATTCTCTTTTCGCAGCCACTTCGATTCAGTCATGATGATCTCTTTGTAGAGATCGCGCCGACGCATCACGGCCTCGTCTTCACGGTCGTCAGAATCGAACCATCCAGCAAACGGGTTGCCGCCGAGAACAAGCGCACGCGCTGCATCGGGCGAGACCATCTGCATAGCGGGCATGGACGCGAGTTTCTGGCGTGCCGCATCGTATTGAGCCGGCGTCATGGATTGCGTGGCGTATCCGGCCAGTTCGGCACGGCTCATCACGTAGAGAAGGGAAACGTTCATATACAGGGGTTTTTGGACAGGGGGACGCATAGTGATGCCTCGTTGGAAAGTGAGGACAGTATAGGGCCATCCTCACTGTGTGTCAAGCGTGTTGCTTACATGCTACTTCTCGGGACGCCTGCGACGCGCATGCTTGATGGCCTCATTTGCCAGTTCCTCTGGCGTAAAGTCCACGATCAGAGACGCCCCCATTACCGCGCCCTCGATCCATCTTTCGGCAAGCATTTCCTGAACCACCGACACTGTGTTTTTTTGATCGTGCTTTGTCTTGTCCACGATCTCGTAGAGTTCCGACAGGATCAGCTCATGCTTTTTGTACCGCTCATCGACGCTAAACGGCTTGATGTTCGTTTCGTCTACGTAGCTGACACCTTCGCCAAGGGCATTCATGAGGTCGAGTGCATCAACCCATCGACGATAGCCAAGCCCCTTGGCCAAAGCCTTTTCCTGCTTGTCTGTCACGTCGAAACCGAGATATCCAGACAGGAACGAAAGGTCTAGCATTCTCAGCGATGCCCCGGGTATGGGCATGCTTTTGACTGGGGTGTGGAAGATGATCATTTCGCCTCCTTCCTGAAAGTCTTCACTTCTTCCAGATACTCGCCCACCTTCTCCATCACACAAAACGGGTCCATGACGATTCCTGCATCAGCCATACCGCGCACGTATTCCCTTGCCTCGCGCCGGTATGGACTGAGCAAAAACGTCTCATTCACGAACGATTCATAAAGCCAGCGCATCGCGTCTACGGCTTTGATGTGCATCTTGTCGCGGTCTTTACGGATCGATTCGCAACGTTTCGCCTTTTTCATCAGCATGCGCCCGCTCGCCATCAAATGAACGCAATACGGGGAAAAATTCCTATTTGCCGCATATTCTGAGAGCCTCTTGCTCAAATATTGAGCGTTTTTTTGATGGAAAATCGTCAGGCCGGAATATCCGCTAAGGTATGCTACACCGTCCCACGTCTCAAGACGCTTGAGAATTTCCTCGCCAGAAATGGCGTAGTACTTGCACTTCATCGGCAAAACCCCCTTTCTTTCATTTGCTTTCTGACCCACTTTGCATAGCCGATAGCATCCTTCGCCATGGCCATCGGCGTCCGGTCAATCTGTCCGGACCATTCCCATCCGTACAGATAGTCCAGCGCATAGGTTGTCAATTCGACATCCTTGCACTTCCATTGCACGTAGCATCTCGCCGCGTCGTATAGATGCCCCATCATCAAGATGGCATGCTCTTCCTCACGCCCGGAACGGTAAAAGACATTCTTAGGCGTATAGAGCCGCGCCCCTTCGATGCACTGAATCACGTCATCGATAGATAACCGCTTATTGCTTGGCCAGTGCTCCATCTCCTTGTCCATCCAGATAACCGTTAGCGGCTTGATGCGGATGCCGTCAGTATGGATGAACCCGGTCAATTGACGGGAAAGCTCTTCAATCCTGTCGATATTTCCAGAGCGTGCGATCTTTCGGAATGCGCCGACCGTGATCAGCGACAAGCATTTTTCCATTATCAATCCTTCACCTTCAGATTCAGATAGTCAATGAAGCCGCGTGCATACGTGATGGCATCCACGGCCGCAATGGTCGGGCTCAGTGAATCATCGCCGCGCATGCGCCAGCCGGAAAGCCACGCGCCGACCGGGAAAGCGTATTTAGTGTGATTTTTAAACCGCCCCCATATCTCAGCCGCTTTTTCATGCGCAATGTCATGCAGAGACTGCACCAGCAGGATATGCGCGTCATCGCGCCCTTGGCGTGCGAATCTGGACGGATTCGGCTTCTGCATAGCGGATTTTTGCCAGCCAGAAAGCCATCCGGTATCGACGGTCTGCATCATCAGCAGGATATCGTCCGGCGTCAGCAGGCGATTGTCGGCCAGCATGGCGGCTCGAAAGGCAAGCTCGCGCAATTGTTCCGGGCGGATGACCCGACCAGAGTACCCGGACAATGTGTGTACGCAATCATGTTGCGTTCCCAAGCCGTTCGATTTGTAGGCCCGGACAATGTATCCGACCGAGATTGAGCGTGAGTGCTTGATCATTTCTCGATACCAAAGACAGACTTAACGTACTCTTCGGCTTTGAAGTAGGCGAAGATGGGAGATTCGAGGAAATTGCCGGCATTCGCCCATCCGGTAATATAGGCTTTCATCAAGTAACGTTTTTCCTCGCTCATATCGTCTCGGTCCAGCTTGTTGAAGGCCGCTTTCAGAAGATCAAACATGACGTTTCCTTCTTCGTCATAACGTTTGGCAAAGTCTTCTTTTTTGTATTTGTTTTCGCCCCACGCCCCACGGGTCAGACGGGTATAAATGCTGCGCGGCCCGGGGTAAAGGTCATGCCCGGGTTCGGACAATGCGCTTTTGAGAACATCAAATTCTTCAGGCTGAATGGCGTGGCCGCAATATCCGGAAAAAAGCGCAACAGCGCCGTTTTCAGAAACGTACCCGTTAAAAACTTCATGTCCAAAAGAATTAATGGGTTTCGGTGTCATGATTGTTCCTTTGCGAAGCGCACGGCAGCAGCGATGACGTGCCGTGCATTGAGAATGGGCCAGCCGCCCCAGACAATCCCTCGGAATGCCTGATAGATCGATTCTGCGACTGCTGACGAAAGTTTTCCGTATTCCTTGCGGTACTCGGCGGCGAGTGATGCAGCGATGGCATCCAGCGTGTTTCCGTCGAGTTCCTGAATTTGCATATCGCCCGTAGAAGCCCCCAGAAGGCCCGCCACGGCTTTCGGCGTCACGGTAGTGTCATCACCTAGGCTAGGCGAATCGACAAAGCCATGGGCCGGATTTTGCGGGTTGGCGTAGGCGTAAAGGAACGCTGGGTGAGCGTTCCGTACCTGCCGCATCGTGATCGGCTTCACTGGATCGATTCGAGGTAAGCGGAGACCTTCTTCATCGATTCCTTGTTATCGATATCCGACAGGCCGGTAATCAGCGTGCGCAGCTCTTGAGACAAGCCGTTCATCTCGCCTTCTTCGCACACCACGTCAAGATCGCGCAGCAGCCAATTGGCACGCTCGGGCATGAGTTTTTCCATGACCTCATGAACGGATGCCGTGCGCAGCGGCCAGATATCCGGCTCTTCCTCTTCGATCTTGCGGATAAGCTCAACGTCCGCTTTCACGTCCAGCCGGTGAGCGACTACGTAGCGCATCCGGTTGTTCTTGGTCCAAGTGAGAATGAATCGCATGATGTTTGCTTCGTTGGTGTGTGGGATGTTTGTCAGTATGGGGCTTCAGGTTCCGCGTGTCAAGCAAAATCAGCAGGTGATGCGGGGAAGAGACGGACCGCTGCCGGAACGGGTTGCAGCGACCATCCGCCGTCAGCGATGCCGGCCAGATAGTCGCGGGCCTCACGCGAGACGTGGGCGCTTCCGACCTCATGGCACCAGCACTCTACATACTGGCCGATCATCTCGACCACGATGGCCCGGCGACGGGCGGCAAGGGCGTTCAGGCGCTTGGCATCGTCCGGCCTGCTATGGCGCACGAACGTAGAAGCGCCGCTGATGGCCACGCTCAACAGGTCGCCTTGGTGGATATAGGATTCATGGCGAAACTTCGCAAGCGCCGCACGGATGGCGTCCACGTCATCGAAGCCGCCAAGGAATCCGATCAGGTAGGCGTCGCTCTTGGCGCGCAGGGTCCGGAACGACATGCAGGCGGGCAGGTAGGAAAGGGACGGCTTGTTCATGTTTGGTCCTTGTGTGTGGGATGGCTGCATTCTCTCTACTACCCGGCCAGCCTGTCAACCCGGCGTGACCCACAAGCTACAGACGGATGACGGAGACAGACAAGTGCCAGCCGGTCCGGCATCAAGGCGTCGGCGGTCTCTTCCAGAGTAGGGCTTACGCCCTGTCGCCACGCCTCTCTGGTAGACCTCCACGAGGCCATCGCACGGCCCGAGAAATACCGCTCTAATTTCCCAGAATATTCCTGCCCATCCATGTAAATACAACCTCAATATTTCTACCCTCCCCCCCGGGGGCTCACCCCTACCCCAACTGACACCCCCCTCGGCAATTTCGGCATTTTTTCTTTTATTTCACATACCCCCTATATAGGGGTTTTATTCAAAAAAACCTTTTTTATATGAGACCGCTACGACGAAAAAAAATAGAAATTCAGAAAATACTTTTTAACAACGTTAAATTTTGTGTCCGACGCCCGAAGAACCGCATAAACACTCATTTAACAATTCGATTTAACAGGTGTAACAATTGGCGGTAATTTTTCAGGAAAGAGTTCAACGTTGCGAAAGATGACGAAAACCGCCGTTTTTCCCCTTAATCGTATAACGAACGTTTCCAAACATGAGTGAAAAATTGGCGGTAAATTTCCAAAAATTATTTAAATCTTGTGAGACACACGAGAATCGTTCTCAT